TCACGATCGGCCCGGCCCGTACATTGCGTGCGGTCACGACCTATCAGGCGTTTGCTCCGACTCTGGATACCGGAGATCAAGTCCGCAAGGACAACGTAATCGTCGATTGGACAAACAGCCTGGCCTATATCGAGAGCCTGACCAACAGCCGGCTTCGTATCTTCAGTACACTGAATGCGACGGAGTTGTCGGATGCCCAGTGGTCGGCGATCAGTGGGGTTGCTGCTCCACTCAACTGGGTGGCGGCTTCGAACAATGTGGCTACGATACCGACGCAGACAGCGGCTCAGAAAGCCAATGCTCTCTACACTGGAAGCGACAGCGGGAACTATAGCGCGGTTGTGAAGGTCAACCCAAATACCGATCTCGCAACCTACGTGGCTGGCGTGAGCAGCACGTTCGGACCGACCCTAAATATGTCTACTTTCAACATCGACAATCCGGGGATGATCAATCCCACGTCGATGGACGTTGCTACCTTGAAAGGGGATTGGCTGGTTGCGGTCGGCACGGGCGGATCGACCAGGAACATCACGCTCAACTATGGTGTTGATGGGTCTTTCATTGCGGGCAATGGTCAGGGGCTTCAGTATCAGGGTCTCTCGCCCTCGCCCTGGCTCATGTCTCCTGGAGGCGCGCTAGGGGCGAACGTCGCGGCCGGCGGCGGCATGAACAACTCCAAGACTACAAACGCGGACGGCACGACTACTTTCACTCCGACTTCAGTTCCGTTTTTCATCACGGCTGGCGATACGCATACACTGACTATCTATGTGGTGACGCAGGAAGAGGGGCAGCAGGCAATCCTTAATTTCCTCAAGGCGGGCTTCTTCTCCGGTGGCGTGCTCTACGCTTGTCAGAACATCTGGGGAGGCCCTCACGTTGTTGTGCCTATCTACGGTGTTGGTCGGCCAGGGAGTTCGGCTGGCGTTGTCGGTGCTTTCTTCGGCAAGGTTGGCACACTCACTCCACAGCAGATCGACCCGACCTGGACAACCATAACCGGGGTCACGGGCGCGTTAGTAGACAAGATCGACAACAACTTGATGTTCATCGTTCAGAACACGAACGCCTCGGGCAATCAGCAATACCTGGTCAAGATCTCGACGTTCCCCTACAACGTGGATGGATTCAACAACGGAACCAATGCCAAACCTCTGATACCTTTCGGCGTGATTTGGCAGATACCGCTCAGTAACTCCAACATCGCCGACCTTGGCGACATGATGGCGCGAGGCTCGTGCCGCTTCGGCCTCTTCTGCTTCTTGGCCCAACAGACCGGATCGAACAACCATATCGGCACATTGTACCGGATCGACACGACCACAGGCTTGTACTGCATCTTTGCTGTACCGGGAGTCTATCATGATATCAGCGGGCACACGTTTATCCAGGCTTATGATGATGCTTCTAACAGTCTCATCTTCTATGGCGCCACTGATCATACTGTTGCTAGCGCTGTCGCTCGTATCAACGGATCTGGCGATGTTAGCGGGACTTGGTGCCAGCTATTCATCGGCACGGACTTGGTGAAGATCGGCGGCAATGCGCCGACTTGTCCGACCGGATACACGATCACTCACGACGTAACCACAGCGGGGTTCCCATGTGTAGTCGGTACAACATTCACGTCTCAAGGCCAACTCTTAAGACCAGCCTTGGCTCAGGATACTGGAGTTCATATGGGCTTGGGGTTTGCCAAGACCAAGCGTACGAACCGATTCGGGCTTCAGGTCCAGAACAGCAACGGTATCCAGGTTGGGACAGACTTTGGGGCGACCCTCAATCCGATATACTTCAGAGACCTGGGTCAGAACCAGATCCTACCGCCAGTGCTGTTCAGTGGCATAGTGCGCGACAGTTTGGCAGACGGGTATGACTTCGACAGCATGTTGTCGTGGCAAATCCTTCGGCCGTACCCGGCCTCGATCGTAGCTTACGGCGGGTTTATTACGACAACGGACGTGTGATATGCTTACGGGTCTTGGAAGTCTAATCGGAAATGTTGGCACGTTCCTGTCGTCTCAATCGACGGCGGCGGCCTCGGAGCTATTGGCCCAAGGCGATCAGACGGCGGCGGCCAGCTATAACAAGGCGGCCAACATCGCGGTTCAGAACGTTGGTATCGAAGGCATGTCCACCGCGATCCAGCAGGCGCAGTTGAACCGGAAGATCTACCAGACCGTCAGCAGCCAGACGGCTGCCTCGGGTGCGAACAATCTTGGCGGCGGTAGTGCCGGCGACCTGATGCGGGAAAGCTTCCAGCAGGGGGCTCTAGCGCAGACGCTCGTGACCACGCAGGGCGATATCCAGAAGAACGCCTTCGAGGAGCAGGCGACTGCTTATCAGGGCATGGCTGGATCGGCTAACGCGGCTGCGGCGGCCGCTGTCCAGCAGGCCAATGCCCAGCAGACTTCTGGCTTATTTGGCCTCTTGGGTGGTCTTGTGAGCTTCGTCGGAGGGCTATTCTAATGCCTACTATCAAGACCTACGAGGCTGGCCCCGGCGAACTGAAGCCGAGCGAGATCGGTAGCGCGGCCGAGGTGCGGGCCGGCACGGTCGCACGCGAGTACACGGATCAGACCGCGCGGCTCATGCGCGAGAGTGGAGCCATCATAGATCGCTCTTTCCATGAGATCGGCTCGTCTGTTACTTCCTTTGTAGACAAGGCCCAGGCTAACACCGATGCCCAGGCGCTCCTGGAGGCCAACAAAGATAGCGCCAATCTCGATCTTGCCTACAACGACAAGATCGGGGAGATGGGAAAGCCAACCAAGGACGATCAGGGCAATACGGTCTTCCCCTCCCTGGCCGACACCAAGACTACTGCTGCTCAGCAATTGAAGGACTATGACGAAGCCCAGCAGGTTATCCGCGACAAGATGGTTGCGGCTGGGGCCAGTCAGAAGGCGCTCAATGCTCATGACGAGCGGGCGCTTGAACACAAGACGATGATTACTCACAAGACGGCCGCCGAGGTTCACGCCATGGCGGGCGTGGAGGCGACGGCCAATGCCGAGAAACTCACAAACTCCGCAGCCGAATACGCATCCAGTAATCCAGGCGATCTTGACGTTATCCTCAAGGGACTCGATAAGGATTGGGGAAATACTTTTGGTGCTCCAGGCGTTCTCGGATCTGAAGCTCAGAAGGCTATGGCTGGAGAGTTGGACAAGGCAAAACGCCACGTTATCACGCAAGCTGCCGAAGGGATGGCACGAGCAGGTGGAGATCTTAACGATCCGAATACCGGGCTCGGACAAGCAAATCGACTTATTCATGATCCGAGATACACCCCCTACATCGGATCCAACACCAATGCAATGACGCAGCGCTTGCTCACGGTCCAGCGTGAGGAGATGGCCGAGCGTCGCTTGCAATCACAGGAGCAAGACCGTGCTGAGAAGAAGGCTGCGGATAACCGATTTGCTCAGGCCACGACAGACGGTAAAGTATTTGACCCGCGGAAGGATCCTTATTATCAGAAAAACCCCGAGTGGGGTCACACAGTTGAAGGGATGGTGCAGGCGAACCGTGAGTTCGACCTTCACATCAATCAGCCGGACCCTGTCGTCTCTGACAAGGCGCGCGATCAGCTTTTCAATCAGCTTGTGGTCTCTGGTCGTGCTGGCGTCGATCCTGATGCTGCTCAGCATCGGGTGGATGTTGCTTACGGTGTTGAGCACTCTATCACCAAGGCCCAGCACCAGGAGTTGACTTCGCAGATCGCTGGCGCTGCTCGTCCGGACAACAAGCAGTTCAATGACGACATGCGGGCCTTTATGAATGACTACAAAGCCACGATCACCGGCAATCTTGATCCGATGAAGCTATCGATTGCTGGCGGCCAAGCCGAGTACAAGGTCCGCAAGTTGATCCAGGACGAGGCTGAGAAGGTCCGGCAAGGGCTGAACCCCAATACGAAAGATCCTCGCGATCTCCTCGATCCTGATAGCAAGGCGTTCATCGGCAACACTCAGAAGTTCAAGGACAGCTTGGTGACGCGGGAGCAGGTTCGCCAGCAGCGCACCGAAGCGCGCACGCGTGGCGAGCCGGGGACTTCGGCGGCCAATCCCGTGACGGTTCCGCAGGGTCAGGACTTTGGCAAGTGGGTTGGTCAACAGAAGCCTGGTACGTATTTCATGTACAACGGGAAGCTTCGCCAAGTCCCGCAGCCCGAAGCTACGCCGGCCGCTCCGCAGAAGGGCCTTCTTGACAGTATCATGGGCCGGTAAATGGCAATCAATTTCAAACCGATCACGGCTGGCGGCAGGGCTATCTGGTCTCCGAATGGGTTCGTCGGCAATGCCGACCCGATCAATTTCGGCCCTGCCAGCTATGTGACCGGCAGCAACAAGCCGGCCAACATGGTCTCTGGCTCGTCTGGCGATCAGGCCGGAATATCGCAAGCAATTGAGGGAATGAATGCTCTAAATCAGGTGAACCAGTCGTTCTCTCAGTTCGACCAGTTCACTCAGAATTTCAACGCCTCAACTCCTACTGAGCAAATCACCCAGTCCTCGCCGGCTAAGGTGTCTTGGACTCCGCAAGGGTTTGCTCCTACCAGTTCAGTGTATCAACCGGCTACGGAGAGTGCAGCTCAGTCTGGCTCCTATTACAATACGCCCCAGGCTGACGTTGGGTTTTACGAGCAGACGTTCGGTGGACGCAACCCCGGCGGCCAGCTAGCAGAGTTTGGCACCATACCGATCCAACCCGAACTGAACATGCCTCAGTTCGGCACTCAGCCAGGGAATGTTCAGTCTCGGCCCGGCGCTCCGGAAGCACCGACGATTGGTGACCAGCCTGCACCCATGCAGGCTCCGAGCCAAGACCTTCAGTCGGTTATGCAGACTGATCCGAGCCAATATAATCCTGAGACGGGGCAGTGGTCAGTCCCGACCATGCAGGATCCAAATGCTCCTCCGGTCGCTCCTACGGATCAGACGCCAAGCACAGATCTTCAGTCGGTCATGCAGACCGATCCGAGTCAGTACAACCCGGAGACGGGCCAATGGCTGATCCCTGCCATGCAGGATCCCAATGCGCCACCCCCACCCCCTCCGGACGCAACGGTTCCTCAAGGCCAGCCGAACGAAGGCTGGCCAGTCCTGCCGCCGCTGGAGAATAACTTCCAGCCTTTCCAGCCAACGTTGACTGACGAGAGCCCGCCAGCGGATACGACTTGGGTGGGGCCGAGCGGTACACTCTACAATTCCGATGGCACCTTGGCCGATCAATCGAACGCTCCCAGGATGGACACCGGCCCGATCGGTGTCTGGTCTACGGACGCTCAGGTACAACAGGCGCTAGATAACGCCAGAGGCGCGCAAGGCGCGGCCCCGCCAACTCTCGGCCGCCTGCCGCCGGTCAACCCTTGGACGCAGACAAGCTCGCAGCAAGACCTTGGCCAGATATTCCAGCCAGAGCAGCAGTTGCCTACTCCGATCACGCCGCTCTCGGTCATGCAGTATAACCTCGAACCGCAAGGTGCGCCGAGCGAGGGCTGGCCTACGCTCGACGAGCAGCCGTCTCCGATTGTAACACCCCCAGCAGAGTTCGGATCGGTGCAGCCGAGTACGGATCCGACTGAGCCGATTTTCACGCCTACTCAAACCGTTCAGCCGGTGTTCGGCTCAGTCGCGCCAAGCACAGAGCCAACTGAGCCGCTATTCACTCCGACTGAGAATACTCTGCCGCCTCCTCGGCCGCCTGAGAACATCCCGATCGAAAACCCGCCGCTGCCTACGCCACGGCCCGCAAACGCTACCCAGACGGTCACGGGGCCGGCTGTACAGAACCCCCGCTTCTTGGCCGGCGCTCCGCAGGGAGCAGACAATACTGTGCCTACGCCCAACTTCGGCATCTTTACTCCGAAGTCCGATATCGTTGCGTGGGTGCAACAGCAGACGCCGGGAAGTTGGGTCAATACTCCTATGGGACCTATGCAGATCCCCCAGGCGGGAGACCCATTGATATTCCAAGGCCAGCAGTATGGAATGATGCCAGCGGCGCCACAGGTCGCTACCCAGCAATCTATCCCTGGCTTCGCTCGCGTGCCGTCGAATCTCGACACTAGCGTAGCCGGCGACCAGCCGTCCGCGATTACGCCGCTTAGCACCACGGACTATCCGTATCTGAACAGCCCCTCCTCGCAAGCCGTCTCCGAGCAATTCCAACAGTTAACGCCGCAGCAGGAGCAGGCGGCTACCGAAGTGATCAACGGCAAGGCCGGCGCCAATTTCGACCCTGGCAACCCTCCCGGCCTCATGTCTGGCCAAGTACCGCTGCCGCCATCCCGGCCGTTCTCCGGGGAGCCAGGAGCGGAGCCGGAAGAGAATAACCCGATGTCCGTTGGCCAGGGGCAACCCTATGCTACCCCCGAGCAGTTGGCTTCGAATGCTGGAGTTCCACAACGTATCGCGGAGATCGCTGCCTCGTTTATCCGTGCGGGAGGTTCAGCAACTTCTCTACAACAGTTCATGGCACAGCAAGGGTATCCTCGATCGGGAGCTTGGTGTGGGGAGTTTGCTGGTTCGGTTGTGACGGCGGCAGGCGGCCAAGCATTGCCATACGAGCAGGCTATGGTAGCGTCTAACTGGGCTAACTGGGGTCAGGCTGTTAACGGCTTGCCACAGCCCGGAGATATCGCAGTTGCGGCTTACCAAACCCATGGTCCTGGACGCGGGCAGCCGATCGTGGTAGGCAACGCTGGCAGCCATGTCACGGTAGTCGAAGGTGTCAATGGGGATGGGACATTCGCGTCAGCCGGTGGCAATCAGGGTGGTCCCCGTAATTTCCCCATGACTCGGTATATCTTCCGTAGGAGCTTCTGATGGCGGTTAACCCGCAAGACGCAGGGAACGATCAAGGCTTTCCGGAAGACCCGCGGCAAGAGCCGCATTCTATGCAGCCCCCAATTGACCCCAATGCGCCGGCCGGCCGCGACCCATACGCGCACTCGCAGACCGACTTGGCCAACTGGGGGTGGGGCGCGAAGGAAGGTCAGGAGCCTACCGCTGTCTCATCCTTGCCTACCGATCCGATGGACAAGGCTTTCGATCCGAAGCCGGCCTCGAACGATCCCATGGATCCGCGGTTTGATCCGAAGCCGAACATGGGCGATATCGAACCCGTCTCGCGGATTGAAAGCCAAAACCGGGAGACTAGCTGGTACAAGAACGTCGTCACGAAGTTCGCCGATGATCTCAATACCCGCTTCTTCGCGAAAGAAGGTGAGGGCGAGTTCTCCAGGCAGTTGCGCGAGATTGAAGTGAACTCGGGCTATGAGCCGGGCGTTATGAAGGACCGCCCCCTGGCCGACGCCCTCCACAAGACCATACAGGACATAACCTATGCCGGTGCTCGTACCCTTGAGGGCTATTTTGGTCTTGCTTCAGATGCTATCCGCGGCACGGTTTCAACTGGTGTCGGTCTGGCAGGCAAGGCGATCAACCTCGGCTTTCCAGGAGCAATCCCCGAGGACATCGGAGAAACTGCCGGCGAAGCCGTCATGGATCCTGGTATCCAGGCTACGATTGAGGGGATTGGCCCACCTGGAGCTATGGCGGCAGCAGGGCTGCACCTGATCAGCCGCTTCGGCACGCTTGGAAAAGTGAAGGTAACGGGAGGTTTCGGAGATGCCCCAAATCTTGACCGCGCACGAGATACAGGAATTATCGGACCACAATTACAAGAAGTTCATGTCAAAGCCGATGGTACAGCCATGTCGGCCAAGGAGATTGCGGAGGCGCAAATTAGGCCACCATCTGCGGCGTTTCCTAGCAACCGTAACTATGATGCAATCCAACCCCGAGAAGGATTGATCTCCGATATTGGGGGCGGCGGCCCTATCCCGACGTGGGGTGACATCAAGGGCTTGTTTGTCAAGACTGAAGCGGAACCTGTTCCATTACGCCAACGGGTTGAGCAGAAGATTGCCGAGATTGCGGCCAGGGAGAAGTATCAGTTTGTAGACATTGCCAAGGTTCATGCCGAGCTACCAGACGTGCCGCTCGCGGATCTTCATGCTGAAATGAAACCGGGAACCGGCAATCCTAAATTGACAGTCTACCCGAATGACAATCGTGCCATGCTCACGCAGGCGGATAAAGATGCCGCTATGATGGTAGGTGGTGATCCACGGCATAAGGTGTTCCTGACCGGTGAGCCTACTCCTTTACCGGACAAGGTTCGGGTTCACACCGACCACGAAGCCACCATGTTGGAGGCCGGCCAGCCGGTAGAGAACCAGAATGCCAAGGCACTCGGCCGGTCGGTCCTCGGAGACGACTTCAGCAAGGACATGACCGGCAAGGATCTTTATGACGCCTTGGCCAAGAAGCTTGGTTCGCCCGAGGACGCCTCGAAGGCGCTCCATGCTGTGGGCGTCCAGGGGATCAAGGTCGAAGGCGGCCATGTGGTCTTCGATAGCAGGCTCGTGGAGCCGCTTCAGGAGAAGGGGGCGCCTGTGCCGCCCCCGCCCCCAAAGGCTCCTCCAGCGCCTCCTGCCAGAGCTCACGACGGCGTTGCGACCGATAGGCTCGGGAACATCCGCTCGGACGTGTGGAAAGGCATCCATGACGAGACGGATGTGCGCGCCCTGGTTGATCAGGTTAATGAGGACAACGGTGGGTTCGCTACCGCTCGGGCTGGGGAGATGCCGGCCGAACACGTCCAGACGATCAGTCAGGCTACCGGGATACCGGCGCACGAGCTTGTGACCGATGGTATCGGTATCAAGTTCAACAACGACAGCAAGGTCAGGGCGGGGATGCAAGCCCTGCATGACACGGCCCATCAATGGCATAGCGCAGCCCAGCAGGCCGTGGCCGGCAACGATGTGCAGAGCCTCATCAAGTATCAGGAGCAGGAGCTTCTTCATGGCGTTATCCAAGAGTTCGTCACCGGCAAGCTGGCTGAAGCTGGACGAAGCCTTGCTGTTACTCAAGAGTTCTATGAAGGACGGGGAACCCAACGCCCCCTGGCCAAGGAGCCGGCTAAGCCCAAGCCCCGAGCCGAAGGAGCAGAGCCCGAGAAGCCCACCTTCTCCAAGTCAGACGGACTGAAAGAGTTCCGCGAGAAGGTGAAGGACAAGGAGACGCTCGACGCCTTCAATAAGGCCCGCGGCGAGAGCACCGAGGAAGTCCGATCCCGGGCCAAGCGGGTATCGGAACTGAACCCGGCTACCAACGCGGTCGTGCGCGAGGGCGCCAAGCTGAAGAAGGCCAAAGAGATAGAGGACAGCCCATGGTACGAAAAACTCTACCGCGAGAGCCTAGTGAGCGGCCCATTCAGCCACTTCCGTTATGCAGTTGCCGGTGTTATCCGGAACGGGTTAGGCTCAACTGTAGTCCCCTTTTTCAATGCTACTCTCCACACTGTCGAAGCCGCTTTTGGGAAACAATTCCAACCCGGAGAGCGGGCACGGTTCGGCGAAATCGGCATGGGACTGATGACGGGACACACCGAAGCTTTTCAAGCGATGCTGGAGAGCACCAGGACGGGGTTCCGGCCGCCACTACCCGGAGAGGTACGCTATGATAAAGCGGGCAACCCTATCCCCGGCTGGCCATCGGGAGGTGGACCGTTTATGCGAGCGGTGGCTGGCATCCACGTCTACCATAGTTTCATCGGATATGCGCGAGAGATTAAGGTCCAGGCTTACCGAAGAGCTATTGCGGACGGGTTCTCGCCCCGATCTTCTACATTTTCAACCCGTGTTGCCGACTACGTGGCAAACCCATCCCCGGCTGCCATCAAGAGCGCGCTCGACGTAGCGCAGAACATGAGCCTGACGGCACCACTCGGGAAGGTGCTAGGGCCAATTGCGGCCGGCTTCCGTAATCACCCCCTCGGCTTCTTGGCCTGGACCTTCAACCATGTCCCGGTAGTAGTCGCGAAGAAGGGTATCGAGTACAGCCCTGGCCTCCAGTATCTTTCGTCGAGCCTCCGGGCCGATCTTCTGGGTAAGAACGGCGCTATCAAGCAGAGTGCAGCATTTGGCAAGCTCGTAGTAGGTCATAGCATCCTCGCTACATTTGCGGTGTTAGGGCCGGACTACATCACGGGCAATGGGCCGGTCGATCCGGACCAGCGTACGCAATGGATGCTCACTAATCAGCCGAATTCGTTTCGGACTTCGAAGGATGGGGAGTGGCACAGCTTCGATGGCTGGGGTTCAGTTTCAATTGCTCTAGGATGGAGCGCAGCCTTGGCCGAAACTGGACGGGCACTTCAATCAGCCATCGGTGGTCCCAACGTGTCTGATGAAGATAAAAAGCTTCGCGGTGAAGAGTACGGTGAAGCATGGGGTCTCGCGGCTCACGCTGTAGGACACATCGTCGATGAAGCAGGTCTGCGGCAGATTGTCAACCTCATCAACGCCATGAGCGGCTCCCAGCGCGATGGCATCCGAGAGGGTGAGAACCTGGCCAGCGGCTTTGTACCCTCGCTCCTTGGCCAAGCTGCCGCAGCGCGCGACCCCTGGTCCCGCCAAGTTGACGGCGTGATCGATGCCCTCAAATACAAGATTCCGGGCAATGCCTGGGGCTTCGGCCGCGAGAGCCTCGCACAGAAGCTCGATTGGCTCGGGAACCCGATCGCCAATCCACGTCAGGGCTTCAACTTTCTGATGCCCACAAAGGCCGCCCTTGATCCGCAGTTGCAGGAAGTCTATAAGGAAGTCCAGCGGCTCGATATCAAGCCGGCCATGATGGAGAAGACAGTTGACGGCCTCACACTCACGCCCGAAGAGTGGCGAGATCTTACACATTCCTTCGGCGATTACGCCCAACCCTTGCTTAAAGGGCTTCTCCAGGAACCGGGCTACCGAGAGCAGCCAGATGCAGACCGTGCGCGAGACATTCGAGAAGTTATACAAGAAGCACGAAAAAATGCTATTGACGAAATGAGGCAAAACAACCCGGTTCGCTTCATTGATCAGATCCAAGACAACAAAATGGATCTGATGGAGAAGGTCAAGCCGAGCCCGAATCTGTACAAGAGGCCGGGATGACCACTCAAGGCGCACCTGACGTAACAATCCGTGGCGTGCGGATGACCATTCCACCGGGCTACGTGCTCGGGAGGATTGGCTTGTCTGCCGGCCCGGCCCGATTGGTTTCTATTAAGGAACTTGGCGACGCTCTGACCAAGGCGGCAGCCGTAGCCATCCCTCTAGGTGTGGCTGTTGAAGTCACCAATACCGGGATAGGCACGGGATTCTGGTCAGATGTAGATGGGTCTGCCTCCGTTTGGCGTTTCACACGCCGCATGTTCATCGGCAATGCTACCACACAAGACGATACTCGCGTTGGTGTTACGACCATCATCCCCGATGCAGCCACCGGAGCCAATTGGGCGGTACGTGATAGTCAATTTGCTGTCTTGGATGATCGAGGAAGCTTGGCGGTTACAGGTATCTCCCGTGCTTCAGATGGAGGCGCAGCCAATCCGGCCGTAATTGGGGTTGCAGGATTCGTCATAAACGATAGCTCGACTACACAAACAGCCAGAGCCCTCTATGGTGATTTGCAATTCCAAGCAACAGGCACGCTCGGATATGGCTATGGCCTGGAGCTAGCGATCAAGAACAAGGCGGCCAACAAGACTTCAACCCCGGATCTGTTGGATGTTGGAACCTACGGGATTCAGCTTACTGCGGGTGGAGATGCGTCTTACGGCGGCTCCCCAACCAATCCGTCTAACACCGGGATCTTGTTCCAAACCGGAGCTTCGACCTGGAACAAGGGCATCATATTTGCCAACAACTCTTTGACACTGGTTGGCGGACGCGGCAGAGCAATTGGGTTGGGAAAAAACTATCACATATCGTGGTATGATGGGAATAACAATGAAGCCTTTTATATTGTGTCCGGAGTTGCGACGTCCGGCAAAGGAGCTTCGCTAAACATAACAGACAATGCGTGGAATTTTCAGGATCAAGGTGGAAACCATACGATACAGTGTACGAATACTGGAAGCTCGACGGCGAACTATCTCAACATCTATAGCAATACAACAGGAAATCCTGTTCGCTTGGCCGCAAATGGATCCGATACCAATATAACCCTAACATTGGAACCACAAGCTGCGGGAACAGTTCACGTCGTTGGTAGCCTTACGACCGATAAAGCCAGGATCGACACCGGCTATGGATACTCTCAACCAGTTACGGGAGGGACCGTCACGCTCTCGGCCACCGCCTACCACACGATCATCGATCCAGCCGGCACCCTGGCCACCCTGACAGTAAATATGCCGGCCAGCCCGGTCGATGGCCAAGTAGTAGACTTCCGTTTCAGTCAAGTGATCACTGCCTTGACTATCGGTGGCAATGGGAATAGTGTAGCGGGAGCCCCGACAACTGCTGCGCTCGGGCAAACCTTTACGGCCATCTTCAAGGCCAGCAACACGACGTGGTATTTGTGAGATGGCTGCTACACCCGTAATTTCCATGGCGGCAGCCATTGCCGCCCTCAATGCCATCACGGCGCTCCTGAACACCGGGGGCGCCGGGCACATCAATATCTACAGCGGCAGTCCGCCGGCTGGCGGTACCCTAGTGGCGGCAACTGGGACGCTCTTGTCCTCGGGCTGTACCCTGTCGGCAACAGCATTCCCGACCGCTGTAGATGGCGTTACCACGGGCCTGGCGACCGCTACGGCCAACGCTGTGGGGACGGACAACAACTGCGCAGCCAATGGAACAGCCGGCTACTACCGAGCCCTAAACGGGGCTGGCACGGTGATCATCCAGGGGACGGTGGGGACGGCCTCGGCCGACATGATCCTAAACACGACCTCCATCGTACAAGGATCCTCGGTAGCCATCACATCCTGGGTGATCACCCTGCCAGACGGCACCTCGTCGGATTAGCGTCATGGGGGAGTGGTTGCACGATCATTCCACTAGATGGATGGGAGACCTGGCGGCTGCCGGCGCGATCTTCAGCACGTTTCTGAACGTGCTCCCACCCCTGGCCGCGATCCTCGGCATCATCTGGTACGTGATCATGATCTGGGAAAGCCATACCGTTCGGGAGTGGCGTTTCCACCGCAAGGCTAAACGCCAACATCAGGCACACCGAAATGCCGAAGCTCGCCGTGAATATGATCCTCGTGAGGAGAAGCTACTGGCCGAGGCCGCACCTCTAATTCAAGCTGTAGCTGCGCAAGTGCCCGCCACGCCACCTTCGTCGAGTGAAGCACACCATCTGTGTCCGCCGTCCCCCGGTCAACCATGTGACGGATGATGCAGTCGGCATGGTCGGTGGACTTCTCCCTGGCCCAGTGCATCGGCTGGCCAGGGTTGTGCTGCTCATTCCCGATCCTGGATAGCTCTGCCACGGCGGCCAAGGCGTCAGGGAAGTAGTCGAGCAGACCGCGGGCCATGGGAGTAGCCTTCCGCTCTTTAGCATCGGTCTTCATGGTCAACCTCCAGACGGTAGGACGTAGCAGAAGACAGTTCGCCCGATCATCCACACCCAGCCGTGGCCGGTAGGATTCCGCCGCAGGAAATCCAGGTCCGTGAGGATCTTATCTTTCGGGATGTGGATGCGTGAGCCGGCTGGTATGCCATTGCCGCCGCCTGTTATGGTGGCGTAGAGTTCCCCGTCCTCAGTCTCGAAGTCATCCGTCTCATAGGCATCCGTGTCCTCGGCGCAACAGCTTTGGATAGAGTGCCAGTCACCCTTGGGGTCACTCCCTGGCCGGCGGGCTTGTTCAAACCACTGCTGACGCTCAGGAGAAGCCTGAGCCCATTGGCCAGAGGGGCGACTATGAGCTATCCGTAAATAAGCAAGATTGCACACGGCTGCCAAACCCGACCCGATAAGTAAAGCCAACAGGAGACGCTGAACCCATCGTTCACACATTCTTCCCTCCATTGTATCCGCCGAGGATCCCGATACACACGTCGATCGCCTCGTCCAGAGTTGAGAGCTTCCAGTCCACCGCAGCATCCAGGACCGGATGTTCCAGCAGCTTGTGATCGGTCGTGACCATGATCACCTGTTTGCCATAGGCGTCAGCCCAGAAGATCTCGCCGAGTGTGCCGAGCGACAAGGGCTGCTCTTCTGGCATGTAGGCCAGAATGATGTTGGCGGCCCGCACATCGAATCGGTTCTTGGCCCCGATCGCCCGCGGCGTACCAAAGAGAGGGTCATGACTGACGCCATAGCGCTCCCCTTGCAACGGCTCACAGCGAAGCGGCGATATGCCTACGATGCCTTGGTCGGCTAGCCTCCAGGCCGCATCTTTCCGCCAGTCGTTGGCCTCGGATTTGGTTCGGCCCATAATCGGGCCGGCAAGGTAGACATATCGCTGCATCATTCGCTCCATGTTACCCATCGTTTGTCGTCATGCGATTGCCGCTGGCCATCAAGATAGACTGGCCAAGCGGCCGTGACACCGTGCTTTGCGTGCATGAACCACAAAGCTTGGCAAGGGCGGGAGTACGGCACACGGAGTTGGAGGCGGGCATACTCGTTGTATCCAATCAACGATCCGTTCGCTACCACAGGCACCGCGTCTCCACCGTGGAAATAGGTGTGGTAATGACCGATCAGGAGGGTCTTGAACGCGCGGCCGATCTGGGCTTCTGACCGGCCAAGCTTCGTTGCACCGCGAGCGATAGGCCCAATAACACCAATGATTCCGTCGCCCCCTTTGACCCCAAGAGTGTCGCCATGAGTGAGGGTGAAAGTGTGCCCCTGGACAGTGAAGTGGTAATCTGTTTCGTTCGGAATTTTGAACTCAAGACGCTTATCGTTCTTGAAGTGACGTTCGAGGTGGTGATATAGGCCCCACTCAAACGATTGTTTGGGACGATTTTTAAACCTTGGCTTGATCGTATCGCGTCCATGGTTTCCGATAACACAGGGAACGAACACCCGGCCGAAAGCATCGGCCATAGTTGTGAGCGCTGCAATGAGGCTATCTTCGACAGCAAAGAGCGCGTCTTGGACCGTGCCGTCATTCGTCGCTGCAAGTTCGTCATGAATTGATCCGGTGATCATGTCACCCCCGAGACAGACCACTACTCCAGGATACTCCGGGTTGACCATATGGTTCAAGCACAGGTCAATGGTCGTGTCAACCAAGCGCTTCACCCGCTGTTGGCCAATACGCAAATTGAATTCGTTGACACCCCCGACCTGTTCTTTGAAGACCTGCTCGCCAAAATGAAAATCGCTCCAAATCGTCATAGGGACGCCTGGCAGCTTCGGATCCCGCTTCTGGGTCAGCCATTTCGGCGGATCCGGAATGTACTCTGACAGCCGGAATATCTCTTCTCGGATCTTGGCCTCGGAATCGTTATGCTTCTGGATCTCCTTCACCTGTTTCTCAAGGTGTTGGATTCTCTGAAGCTTCTGCCGGATTATCTCACTGGCGTCGGCAAGTCGGTCTGCGTCTGTTTTTGGTTGCGGCGCCATAGTCTGTCCTTCTCTCTACCACGTGGTGTGCGGCGATATCGGTTATCGGCCGCACGACCTAAAGGAGATTTCCAGTATCTCCGCATCCGTTCTCGCCCAAGAGGAGATTTGTTGTATCGATCATCCTTGGCCGCCATTGAGCACCAGCTTCATGAGATCTTCAATGGGCATTATCGCCAGCCAGTCGTGATGCTTCGCCCGGTGAGCTACTATCCGGAGTTTCCCTGGTCCAGCATCTTTAATCGCTTGCGCAATCCAGACATACGGCTCCAACGAGGCTTTACAGTTTTTGACTTCGAAGTGGCAGTAGGGAAGATCTGGACAAACAACATCAGGGCTGTCTGTGCCTCCTCGGAACTGCTGACCGCGATACGCAGTAAGTCCCTGATCTCGTAGAAAAGAGGCAAAGGCACGTTCACCGCGGGCACCCTTGGCTCGGCTATTGACTTTCGGCTTCTTGGGAGTGACTTTCGTGCCATCTGCCAGTTCCTTCCGATAAACTGGAGGCTTCCTATTTCCTGTAGCGGTCACCGACCCACCCCTCAACAGCAATCGGAACCTGGATAGAGCGCACCCAATCGTCGGTGTCAAGCATAATTTGATGGAATGCCTTCTCGTCAGCATCCTTGGCCAGGGGCTCGACCACTACCTCGTCATGTACTTCAAGTACCACAGGCAGGCCGTTAGCCTCACAGGTCAGTTGCGCCTTGGTCATGATATCCCGTTCCATGCCCATGATGACATTCTCGGTCAACTGACCCCCGAAGGCGTCAATCGTCTTGAACTGACCCATCTTGGTAGCCTGGTAGGTGAATCCGTTCTTGAGTTCCTTGGGATCCCATGGCGCCTGCCGGCGGGTAGGCTGCGGGTTGTAGTACCACATCAGTCGGCCCGAGGGTAGCCTGGCAGTAAGCCATTGGTCCTTGATGGCGTACAGTATGCCGTAGGCTTCATGCGGACGCCCTGTGTGCACTGTCGCAGCAGCCGCGTCCTCCAAGCCGTACCAGACGTAAGGAACCTTGGGTGCCCACTCCTTGCGGTAGGCGGTCACACAGCTTTGACAGAACGGGATATCCCGATCGCGTGCCATCTTCCCCTGGAAGGTACCGGCCCCCATCTGGAACCCGAGGCCAAGGACGCAGTTCTTACCAATCTGCCGCTCGACCGGATCCTTCTCCTTGTCGATTGGCCGGCGGTAGATGGCCTGGGCCATGTCTGCGTACACGTCCTTCCCAGCCGCCAACATTGCAGCCTTGTCCATCTGGCCGGCCAACGCAAGGACCAAACGGGCTTGGATACCAGCATAGTCGGCAGACATAAACACCCGCCCAGGATCGGACACTAAAGCATGTCGGAGCCCGGCAGCCACACATTCGATCGCCGGCTTCCCGATCACGTCTTCCACCCATTGCGGGTCTCCTGTCATCAGAGCATCGACGAGAGCATTCATCTCATATTTGAAAGTCGGCTTAGGGAGATTATGAGGCTGCCAAAGGCGACCAGCGCTGCGGCCAGGACCAGTCCCATGATATTGAAGTAGGCCCCGAGAGCGGCCGTCAGCACTAACACAATCCACCATCCGCTGGAGTTTCTTGATGCTCTCGTGACCGATCGTTTGACGGATCTCCAAGGCTTCACGCACCGGCCCCGGAAAGTCCATACCACCGGTAAATAGCGTTCCAGGTATCTCTTCATCATCGCTCAGTGCCTCCGTCAGCAGCCCTTTGGCCAAGCTGTCTAGGCCCTCTACACCTTGGGCTCGGATCCAGTCTTTGAATTTTTCGCCTTGGGACGGTTTAAGTCCAGTGAGATCTCGAAACCTTGCGACCAAAGGTATCGAAGCACGCTGAACAACTTCTTGGCATTTTTCGATGTAGGTGAGATCCAAGCGGATCCCTCGTTCGTTAACCCGTTGGTTAAGGAGCCAAACTTTTCTTTCGCCTCTTGGCAGAAATCCAAGTCGATCATGTCCTTCTACCTCCGCTCGGATATCCTGTTTGCAGTACGAGTAGCACTTCTCCCGCACTTCTGGTGTGAGCAAGCTCTGCCCGGTCTTCTTATTGAACTTGCTCATATCTTGTGCGCGAAAATCACCCTTTTGGTGGGTAAATTTCAACACGGAAGCGAGCTTGTCCAACGACTGCGGCACAACCTTCATGGCCGCTACGGCCTGCACATCATGCCATCGCTCGTTCGGCACGTCAGAGAAGCCGAACTGCGGCACCATGATGTGGCGCCAGATAGCCTTCTCGAACTGAACGTTGAAGGCTATGAAGGTGCAGCTATCGTCGCGAGCAAACTCAACTAGCCCGCGGCCAGGGTCATCAGGCGTCCAGGTTTGAGCCCCTACTCCACCATGGCTATAGCAACAGCAGACAATCTCGGTGCTAGGATCCTCGGCGTATCTCCAGGCTCCAACGTCCGTAACGTCGAGCCCGGAGATCGTTTCGAAGTCAAGCACTACCCAAGAGAGTGCCACCGATCACCCGATCAGAAATCGCCCCATTCCTCTGGCCGACCCATACCTTGGGTGGGGTCTTCATCGCTGGCGTGCCCGACGTAGGCTGAGAACGTCTCAGAGCCGGGAGCACCACCGATCAGGCGCTTACCCTTGCCGGTCACATAGACCTTCTGGAGGTAGGCCGTAACGCCATCCTTGGCCTCCGAGTTCACCTTGTCATAGGCCGACAGGTTGATCTCGACAAGGGCCTCGGCTCCGAAGTAGAACTTGCTACCATGCTGACCCTTGCTCTGGTCGTCAAGGTCGATCCACTTCTTGGCCTTGCTGTCCCAGTAACCGAGTTGAGGCGGGTACTTCTTGGTCGAAGCCTTGAGCACGAGGGCGCCCGACATGAAATCGTTCTCGCCCTTGTACGCCTTGCCCTTCGACTGGAGATCAGCCTGCCGCTTGGCGATAAGCGTGTCGCCCTTCTGGAAGGGGAGCATGACTTCGCGGGCAGCTACCGCGGCAGCTAAGTCTCGGCCCGGCCACTTTTCCTTGGCCACCGCGACAATGGACGCCTTGAGGGCTGCGATCGCCGGGTGGTCGGCCTTGAGCACGAAGCTGGCGCTGTAGGCTTCCGAGCCGGCACGGTTCTTATAGGGCTTGGGCGTGATGACTGCCGGGAAGATCATCGTCACCGGCACATCAATCTTCACGAGCGAGGTAGGCTTTTCCATGTTACTCTCCTGTGTACTGCTTGAATGCTGTCGAGCCTGACTCGACTTTCTGCGCCACCCTCTTATCCGAGGCCAACGCTACTGTCAACCCCTAGCCAAATAGGGTCATGGAGTTACGTCTTTGAAAGCAACAGACCCGGGTTCTACTTTCTGAGCCACCCTCTTATCAGAAGCAAGCGCGACAGTGAGGCCAGTAACGGGAGTATAGGCCCACTCGGCTACAAGCTTCTTGGCCAGGGGGCCAAGGTCTTCAAGCTGGGCTGGAGACTTCAACTGGGGCTCCGTGTAAATCATGCCGACCGGGCTAGCCAACAGATACTTCTCGGCCCCATCTTTCCAAATACGATTGGCCTTCTTGTTCACAAGCTTCGTACCAGGCACCTCGTCACCAGCCATTAGACGGCGTAGCGTCTCCTCCTCCAGAGCCTTGAGGTATGACTTCACGGCGGCAGTGTACTGATACGATCGGCCAAGGCTCTGAGTATCGAGCTTGACTACTAGCTTCGGATCCGCCGTACAGGCAGCCCCAAAGAGGCTGACCATCAAGGGGCAAACCAGCTTCGCGGGACAGAACCGGCACCACGGACCAGCATCGAGCGAGCCATCTTCTTCCGTCCGTGCCATGGCTGGTCGGAGATCATCAAGTGCCCATCTGCGTAATTCCTCCGCAGATACGGTCCAACGGCGAATTGGGCCTTGTGGATGAAACGCACGAGGCTGCACAATGGCCAAGTCAATGGTCTCAACATTAGGAAACCGGCGTAACAGGCCCCACGCATAATACATGATCTGAGGGTTCCATTCGCAGTCAACTGCGATACCCGCGCCATGCTTGTAATCCCGAATATACATCGTAGCGCCATCGACTGCACCGAAGTCAAGAGTGCCAAAGAAATCCGGATGGAAATCGGGGTCAGCGATGTTGAACTCATGGAACACCTCGGCGGTTGGAGTGATCAGGCTGCGGCACTCGTCCACATAGACCTGTATGGCCGTCATGATTTCCATGTCGGCCTCGTGCTTACCGTGCTCTGTACCGGCAAACTCCCAGGCGTCCTTGCCCTGCGTCAGGCACTCATAGCCCACAGAATGCGCACTTGTGCCCTTCGATCGATACTCTGGCTCGTCCGTCTCCGGAAGGTCCATCCTCTTCAAAAGTGAAACACTGCCGGGACAATTCATCCACCGTTCGGCGCCACTCGCGCCTAAGGGACTGTGTATTGCTCTTGTCTCTGTTGTCACGTTGTTCTCTCCATTCTTCTGCTGATATGCACCAAGTCACCCCATGTCGGCCAGTAGCAAGGTCAAACCCACATAGCTTGCAGCATTTCATTTCTTCAGAGCCTCCAATTCGGCGAGGAAGCGCGGCCGGTCGGCAGCCGGGATATCGCGGAGTCCCTTCGGCAACTTCACGAACGTCTCACGCAAGGCATGGATCTTCTTCGGATCCTTAAGTTCCTGGTTCTTGCGAGTAACCGCCGCCACCAAATCCTGATCCGAGACTTCCTTCGGCACGTCCGCCAAAAGATCAGCATCGGGATCCGCCAACCCTTGACCATTGGTGTTCTCAGCAAGGTCCATCAGGCTGTCAACCGGAACCTTGGCCGTATTGGATTTCTCGGCGAGCTTCTTGGCCGCCTCCAGGTCTTCACCGACCCGCTGCTTGGCCGCATAGGCTTCCTTCGCCTTCTGCTTCTCCTGAACTTCAGCCTTGGCAATCTCAGCGTCCAGAACATCCTTCGATTTGGGCTGAGCCTTCGCTACTGAAACGTGCTTGGCTTCCTGGGCCGGCTTCAAACCGACCATCTCCAGCGCCTTGGCCTGAGCCTTAGCCGCCACGTCGTCAAGCCAAGCCCCGAGTTCTTCACCCTCGGCCAGGGAGAAGGAAAGCTCCACCTCGGCTTTCTTGGTCTCATACTGCGCCGGCTGCACTGAGCGGGCGAAGCTTACCTTACCGGCCGTGATCTGTGGCATGCTGGTCTCCTATGCGATCGTCGAGAGTTTTGTGTATTGTCTGACCCTTGCGGAGCGCTTTGGCGAGGATTTTTTCCGCGAGACTTCCAGGTGCAACGAAAATGTCACCCTGTACTTGCTGCCGTTGACCTCCTCGATCCAAGCGGTCGAACGCTTGGATATTAACCCCGGGCGTCCAATCCGGCTCCGCGATGAGACCATGGTTACAAACTTGTTGTAATCCGTCGGTCCCGACGCCCATAGAGAGAAGATTTCCCAAAATAATTTTGGTTCCAGGATCGGTGATGAATTGCTTGACATGGCGCTCTTTCCGCTGTGCTCCGGTGCTTCCATCTATCCTGACCAAGCCGTGCTTAGACAACCTATTTTCCAAAATGTCAAGTACCTCGATATGCCAGGCGAACAAAGTGATCTTCTCTTCGCCACTCTCGATCAAGTCAGAAACATAATCTGCAACTTGCGGTGCCATCGCAACGCCCATGAGGCGACGCGCAGTAGCAATTTGGCCAAGAACTTGAATGTCCGCCCCCTCCAGGTTCTCTGGATCGATATGCAGGAAACTTTCGGCTTTGAGGGCTTGCTTGACACTAGCTGTCTCCGTCACCTGAATCAGATCATAGACAGGGAGCTTAAGCTGCCCCATGACCCCGTTCGGTCCGTGTTTGAGGTGTCGCACCATGAAATTTGCACGTAGACGGTTTTGGAGTTCATAATGTCTTCCGCTACGTTCATCGATAAAGAATTTGCTTCGGCCAGTTTCAGGATCAATCCTCTCAATTCGCTGCGAGGGATTGAAGCGAGCTTTGAAATTGTCCTCGGACAACCAGTCGATTGCGTCATAGCACAACCCTTTCGCTAGGGTGAAAGCTTCTCTAGGTCTATTCGGCAGCGGAGTACCAGTGAGCCCGAGAATTCGTTCGCACTGATCCGCAATAGGTCGGAAATGTCGAACCGAGCCCCCACCGAAGATTGCACGAGTTCTCTGACTGTCACTGTCCTTGAGATAGTGTGGTTCGTCGAGGATACATAGATCGTAATGGTACCGTTCAATAGCCTTTCCAACTCCCTCATTTCGGGCGAGATCGTAGGAGACGACGTTCCAGACTTGTTTTCCTGTTTCTGGCGGATGGGTGCCATGTTTTGCCTGCTTGGTTAGATGCACACGTCGAGACCACGAAGGAGTGGTGGACCACTCTGCGATACGGTGTGCCCATTGTATACGGATGTTGGCAGGGCAAATGACGAGGATATTTTTGGCGTGTATTTCATTGGCGAATACAATCGCCGTCTCAGTCTTGCCAAGGCCGGGTTGATCTCCAATAAGTGTATTCCGGCGCCGCAATGCATAATCGAGGTCTGCTCTTTGAAATTCCCAGAGTTCCTTATCTTCCGGTACTGCGTAGTTGGCCGTACTGGCCGCTTTCCAACTCTGCTCGATCTCAGTAAGGATTGGAGCCAGTTTATCTCGTGCGCGATCTGTAGCATCGCCTGCGAATGAAGCGGCCGCGTAAGGCTCTGTTGTAAATAGAACAGCTTCATTGGCCGAAGAGGCAGCAGTCGAGAAGTCAAGGCCGTGCTCATGCATGAGACCTTTAATCGAGTGCCCATTTCTGGGCACCCGAAGTATGAAGGTATCGTTGACCTGGTTGTAATCCAGGTGCATTAGGCCGCCGTAGTGGCCGCCCCAGTGGACGCCGGGGGAGGCGGGACTAGAGCCGCAAGACTTGCATGGATCGAAGAGATCTCAGCAACCGCTGCCGTGACAGCCGTTTCATTCTCGGCGCTGATACCCGCCGACAGGGCGTCCAGAGCCGTCTTCAAAGCAGCCGCAACCGCGGCCACATCCCCCGTAAGCTGGTCGAGACCAATCTTCAGAGCCGCAACATTCGCATCAACCATCTTGAGTTCCTTCAACAGTTGTGTTTGACCCTCCCGCAAAGCCCGAAGGTCTTGGGCTATCGAAAATATCCCCATTGTATCTCCTAGAAGGCGTCAGGATTGAAGCCGTGCACCTTGCAGACTTCTAGCGCAAAGCAGCGGAACGCCTCGGTGTGTAGCGTAGATTGATGCGGGGTGCAGACCTGATTGGCCTGCTCGTGAACGTGGATCATCTCGTGGGCCATAGTCCGCACCAATGTCTCCAACGTAGTGACATTCACTGCCGAGATTTCAATATGATGTTTGTACTTACCACGATTCGATATCGTTCGTCTATGCTGGCCGTACTCTTTAACCTTGCGGCTCACGCGAAAGTGAACGTCTTCCCCGTGGGGCAAGTTCCACTTGTCAAAGGGAGGACACTCGGCCAGAAGGTCATAGACCAAGCGCAGCCGATCAGAATTTAGTGGTAAAGCCATTGACTGCCCGGTTCCGAGTAGTGTAAGGGGCTGTCTATCACGGGAGCAGTTTTCTTGTCAACAGCCCTCCACGCCGCTGCCCTAGCCTATGTGGAGGAAGGCTATAGGATCATTCCATGCCGAGCCGGCACCAAATTTCCGATGATGGAAGACTGGCTCGGGAATGCCCTTGAGACCAAGGAGCAAGTCGATGAATTTTACATTCGACACCCTGATGCTAACATTGCTTTTTGTCCTGATGATCTTGGATTGGCTGCCATTGATGTCGATCCTGGGGCTGATCCGACACCGCTCGATCTACCCGTTACTCGATCGATACGTACCCCCCGTGGCGGGCGCCATTATCATTTCTTGGGCTCTTGCCGTGCTACTGTCGGATTGCTTGGCGACCATATAGACACCCGCGGACAAAGAAGCTATGCTCTTTTGCCACCATCGCAAACGGGGGATGGTATCTATGTATGGGACAATGACCGGCCAGCCGTTGCCTTACCTCTGGAAATTGAAGCTCGACTTGCAGCAAGCCATGACCCCGCTCGGGCTCTTACTGAGGAGCGAGACGGAGTTGCCAATATCGAGCGTGCAATTGCTCGCCTCGGCGCTCTCGTGCGCGGAGGGGTTGTTGCAGTCTCAGGACGAGGAGGAAATAGCACTACATACCAAGTACTGTCAGAGCTTATTAGGGACTTGGGGTTACGACCCTCCACCGCAGTATCACTGATCAAAGACCATTGGAACCCGCATTGCATCCCACCATGGGATCATGACGACCTGATGACAATCGCCGGCAACGTCGAGCGCTATGGCCAGAACGAGGCCGGCGCCCATGCAGTGTCGAGCGAACCTTTTGATTATGTTGTACCACAAGATGGCCCTCCAGAGGCCAAAACGCGTTTCAAGTTCCTCACTGCCGCCGAGATGATGAACCAACCCCTTCCGGAGTGGATTGTTCCAGACCTGATCCCGGAAGGGGCACTTTGTTTGCTCACGGCGGCCAAGGGCAGTTTCAAGAGCTTCCTGGCCTTAGAGTTCGCGCTTGGGATAGCGACCGGCGCGGGATGCATGGGGATACCCAGCTTGCAGGGTTGCACGTTCTACGGTGCCCACGAGGGCTTTACGCTGCTCAGCAAGATGCACCGGGTCGCCTCGTGCCAATATCACGGCTTTGATCCCCTCGACGATATCGGGTTCTATATGTCGGAAGGACCACGCCTTTCCATTGTTGACGATTTTGCGGAGTTCGGCAAGGCTATCCAGATGACAGCACATGATCGTATTGTCAGGCTGATCATAATTGATACCTATTCTGCCGCGATGATGGGTTGTGACGAGAACGACCCAGGCGATGCCAACCGGTTCATATTCCATTGCAGAGCCCTCCTAAAGATGTTCCCGCAGGCTGCGGTGCTCGTGCCGGCTCACTTCGGCAAGGACAACACCCGCGGCACCCGCGGGACCAATGCCCTTGAAGCTGGTTTCGACACGCTCTTGACTTGCCACCGCGGAGAAAATGAATCTGTGCAAAACAGCACACACTCCAATCACGTATCCGTGAACGTGGTCAGACAACGCGGCGCCCCCGAGCGAGAAAAGCCTATTTACCTGGAAGGCCGCAAGGTGGCGGATTCGCTGGTCTTCCTGCCCGTCAATAGAGAGGCCATAAATGCCGCCAGGAAGGCCGCCGATCCGCTGAGCCGCTCGAACGTAGCAGCCTGCTTGATGGAGCACGGCTTCACTACGGCTGAATTGGCAGCCTCTACGGCCATACTGGCCGGCTTGCTGTCACCGCAGTTCGAGAACGAAGCGCCGGCCAGGTATGCGGCGCGCGTAAAAGAAACTGAGCGAAGCTTGATCCGCCTCGCTCAGTCCAGTCTACGCGTTTTGACGTTCGGCAGCGGGCGAGATCGCCGCTGGTGTTTCGAGCCTAGCGCGCCATTTTCGGCGCCTGAGTAGGGTCGATGTGGTGCAGCACACGATCCCGCTGATCCTGCCCCACGCCGTAGTGCGTGAGAAGTTGATCCATGGCCTGTTGAGCCGAAGTCATGGGCGTGGCCAGGCCAACGCGAGAGACCTTCTTGGCGGTCACTGCTGGATTGAACCACTCCCAAGGGTGCGTCTCGACACCGTAGCGATTGGTGTAGGCGCTGTCGGTGCGCCGACGCGCATTCGGGAGAATCACGTTCTGCCCAGTTTGGAGCAAGAGCGAGAACATACGCTTTCGCAGCCGCAGGGTTTCATGATCCCCGCGGCTGGGCGACTTTGGCCAGATACGCTCGCCGAGTTCTGTGGTGGAAATTGTCGCGCCGGGCTCAAGATCATCAAGGATCGCAGCAGCGGCGAAACTCAGTGCCGAGACGGCCTTCTTGGTGCCCTCGGCACTGATATCTGACAAGATGATTTTCCAGGCATTGGTAGTCGATTCGTGGATTGTCATTCGAGTCTCCTCTGTACCTCCTCTCCCTTCGCGCCCGCCTCTTTTGGCATAGAACATGCAGATTGGGTATTCACATTTTCGTGAGCAGTCGCCAACAGATTAAACCAGTGCCATGGCCGCACGTATTTACCGAAGGCGCTGCGTGTCAAGCCGCCGCGCCGACGCCATTGGGGCAGGATAGTTGGTCGCATGGTGCGCCGGTCGATATGGCCAAGGAACTTGTAGAGCCGAGACCGCACAAGAAATGCGACTTCGTTATTTGGTTCAGGAGGCCAGATGTGGTCGGCGAGTTCGACCGTGCGCCACCATTCCGTATCGGCCAGGGTGCTAAGTTGCTCCTTGGCCGCATCTTCGATGTATGCCACGATTTCAGGAATGGGAGTCTTGTTGAGCGGGTCGAGGATATCCATCCAGGTTTTCATTGATTTGCTCCAATCTCGCTACTGAGCGGCCGGCGATTCGATATCCTGAATCCTCGATCAATTCGTTGATTTGACTGATGTGGCTCTTGAGATTGCTGCGGGCCACGTCACTGTCGCCAAACACGATATCAAACAAGTCTTCACGGTCTATGCCGCCTATGCCGCCACGCTGAACAAGGTCGAAAATGCGGGCCTTGAGAGCGGTTAAGCGGACGCCCAGCCGCATCTCGGGCAACGTCTGGCCGCAATAATGACAGCACCGCTCTTTCATGTCAGCCCGCCAGGATCATGACAGGTTTGTGCTCGCCGCATGTGGGATCATTGGCCTTTCGCTCGGGATAGCCCGTAAGCCTCGCGATGTTGGGGCCGTTCATCAGGAATGCCACGGTCGGCGGATGAGCGCGGCAATCGCCTTGCCCGACGCCCGTGCGGTGCCAGTGTTTGCAGGTCTGGCAACCCGTTTGCTCGCTCATTTCGGCCAAATGGTTAGAATACGCTCTTGAGGGATGCCGCATTCACCTACCATGTATTGGTAAGCGTCCTCAGGCGAGGTATGGAGTTGCGACAAATGCGCTTCACTTTTCGGGAATACGCTTTGCCAGCAATCCCCGTTATGCTCGATAAAGTGACTCCGTTCCATGTCAGCCTCCAAAGAGTTCACCCGAAGCGCCAGGCCGATAGTCCGTGGCGCACCAACGGCGAACCGCGGTGAACATTTCGGTCCGCTCAGTGTCCGAAAGCTTCAAGTGATCGGCGAGTCCGCGGAAATTGCGTATCAGGTCGGCCACGCTGCACACGAAGGCGTGAGCATGGAACTCACTGGCTCGCGTGATGAAGGGTGCGACCACGGCGCCCTCGGCCGTGATAGTGGCCTTTCGGCCAAATCGAGGCAGCTTGTTGCGTCCCATGTCGAGCGCAGCCAGGAGGATAGCGCCTAGCTGCGAGGTGTGGGCCTGTGTAGCCTCAATGGCTCGCCATTGCCAGCTACCAGGCCCTAGCTTGGGTTTCATCTTGTGCTCGCTCATACGATCCCTGCCAAGTGGAGGACAAGGAGCACGCCTAGCACAACCAGCACCTCAATGGCAAGGCCAACAAAGCACGCCCGAAAAACTTCCATGCCTATTCCTTTTCATATCCATCGAACCAAGCGCCACGTTCCGTTGTATGGCGGATAGCTTCGGCGCTTGTGGCCGTGCGGCTCGACGTTTCAGGGTTGCGACAATGGGCTTGTGCCTCCTCCAGCGTCAAGCCTGTCTCGATCGTGAGGCAACCCCAATGGCTGTCGAAATAGTTGCGCCGGATTCTGTAAGTTTGCTCAGACATTGCGGCCTCCTTAGGTTTGCGGTACAGTTTGCGCCCATGGAAAAAATCTCCGTTAGGCAACAGGGTGACAAAAGGCGTCATGTGTTGCGGCCTCCCCATAGTGGCAGGCTATTGGCGCCAAACCAGCGATCTACATGCTCCTTCGTGGTCATGTAGTCAACCAGGATCGGCTTGCGGGTGTTGTGCCGGCGGAACTCATGTTCGAGTTCCTCATCGGTCATGTTGTCATAGTCGGGAACGTTTGGGTTAATCCATACCAGTTTCATGTCAGCCTCCCAGCATGTGGAGTGCCACTGCCACGAAGCAGAGCACGGAAACCAGGGCCAGGTAGTCATCAAAATTCATCATGATCGTTGCTCCTATTTGAACTTGCGGAAGCGGCAGAACTGCGCCCAGTCGCAGCCATACCGGCCGTAATAGCTTTCACCATTCGTGCCACGGAAGCGGATTGCGTGCATCCTATGGCCAAGGCCATCCGTGTATTTACGTGAGTAGTGCACGGTACCGATGACGGTGCCAAGAAATGTCGTTATCTTGTCATTCACGACATACCCTTGCCAGCGGTCGGGCTTGGCCGACCAGTATTCTAGTTCCTGCTTTTCGAGGTCGCGATTGTACGCCTCAGTATTGGGCACGTCCACAACACCATCTGGAGTGTATTGGCGCCCTTCGTGTTCAAAAATGTATCTCATGATCGTTACTCCATTTGAAGCCTGATAGTCAGCCCGTAGGCTGACCGTCGCGCTTCAATCTCCGAAATAGAAGCAAGAGGCGAAATTGATCAGCGTCGCCTCGGGTGCGGGATAGCGTGTCCAGGGCGTGCCCCAGTCTTGCATCTGGAGTTCCGCGGTATGAGGCTGACAGTGTTCGTCGAGCTTTCCCCAGATACGCAAAGCCGGTCCGCCCGTGGTCAACAAGATTTCATATTCGTCCGGACCTTCTCGGCATTCTGAGGAAGAAGGCTGGCGCCAGTCATCGCGCACCATGACGCTCAACACGCTTTCGTGGATATTCTGCTTCTCTTCTGTCTCATACGTGCTTGCGTCTGGCGTCAATGATGCAAGCATTTCCTCGATTGAGGCTAACCAGCCCTTAGCGTTCTCACGTGCGTGTTCGAATTTGTCCTCGCTCATATTCAGCCTCATAGGTTGCGCATTGCGATGGAAGGCACGATGGCACCAATGCGATTTTCCGCAATAGCCCAATCGCGGGCCAAGGTCTTGTCCTGCCAATTGGTGGCAACGTGCTCTGATTTCTCGCCGCAGATTTCGCTCAGTGCCATCAAGACGGATGACAGCCCGCAGCCGTCAATTAGCGCCTCTAGCTGATCTTTCTCTTGCTTGTCTAAGTCTCGCATGCTCGTTGCTCCCGAGCGGTATGCTCGCCTTAAAGCCCTATTCTGGGGCTCTAAAACTAGCAGGCCGTTAGATCAGGCCAGCACGCTTCGCCTTCATGGCACATTCAGCGCCACGGTCCCAGGATTGACACGCTACGCCGTCGAGGCCGAATGGGTTGTGACTGCGGCCAAGGATATAGTCAGTGTAACCGATCTGGAATTCAGCGAAATTGTGGTATGGGGCATATCCTTCGCGGATTGCTTGCAGATCGTAGCGGCGTTTGCTCTCGTCAATCTTGGCGATAAGGTCTTGGCTTGTCATCTTCATGTATCCTTCTGGTTGGAACGTTGTGACTGTAGCAAGCAAATCTTAACGGAGTGTTAAACGCTGATCACAGCAACGTGACCAGCGCTCACAAGTTTGTGATCAATCACCAATCCGGCCAAACAGACTTACGCTCAAATGTCTGTAACGCTTCATCGGCACGCTGGCGAAGCAAGGTGGCCAGGATATCAGCGTCACGTGACGCGTCCAAGGGGTCACGCTTCAAGGCGCCTTTGATTGCCTCTTGCAACCAGTACGATGTGCGTGGATCGGCAAGGAAGGCGTTCAATTGCTGCGTAGTCATTTTCATGTCCTCTCTGGTTTTTCACTGTGTAATGATCTCTCGCACACCGCTCGACGTGCCGCCGACAGGCAGGGGCCTCGGCGATAGCGAAGCTGCGCGAAGATCATTAACACAGTGAAGATTGAAAAGTCAATACCTTTTGGCCAGCGACCGATCACATCTTATCACGTTTTCGTGATCATCAATCGAGCGAGCCCCTCGGATAGCCGCAAGATAGTGCTGCCCAGGCGAAAGAATATTGCTTGGCCACCGTACGGATTGGGTACGGATTGCCCTCCTATCCCCTCCAATTCGGCCGCCCCCTGGCCCACGACCCGTAATCTGTGACATTTTTGCCACAGTATGTGACATTTTTGCAACACTGCGCAACAATCTTTCGCCAACTCGCAATAAAATTGCGCTGGCCAACTCTATATTTCGCGCAAGAAAAGACCGGGGGTGGGTGCCGGCCTACCCAGCCATTGCCGAGCTTGAGCGGTTGGCGCCCAAATTCTGTGAGGCGAGGCAATATCTTATTGACTTATATAATAACTTAGTGTAGCCTAGGGGAATGGAACGCGCCCTCATAGCAGACCCAGGCCCCGAAGCGGGCCCCAAGATGGCCCTCTGCACCCCAATGCAGCGTCGCTTCGTAATGGCCCTACTCGAACTCGGCGATCTACAGCACAGCCGGGCTGCCCGCATGGCTGGCTCGCAGGCCATCAATGAAAACAGCTTGGCCGTCAGCGCCCATGGGATGTTCCACAATCGGAAGGTCCAGGAGGCCCTTCACGAGCAGGCGATCGGCCGGCTTGCCGCTGGCAAGATCATGGCGGTCTCGCAATTACTGATCATGGCAAACTCGACCACGAACGAAACCGTCAAGCTAAAAGCTCTACTTGCAATCATGAATCGAACTGGGCTACACGAGATCACGGAGCACCGCGTGGAAACCGTCAACATCAACTCGACCCTTGAAGAGGATCTCGACCAGCTTGCCATCTTGGCCAAACAGTCCGGCCAGCCTCTCTCGCCCGAGTGGCAGCGCATGGTGGACGCTCGGGCCGCCCGCAAAAGCAAAAATTCACCGGACGAGCCGGTTTCAGCAGATGTTGAAACCCTCCCTTTGATTGAACATCAGGCTGACCCTGATGCCGACATATTGGAGAACTTCGATGACCCCCTATGACCACGGCCGGAATGTCGGACTTGAGGAAGCTGCCAACATTCTGGAGAACTGGCTATCTGTTGTGACGATGGAAGCCATCAAGAGTTCTACCGACTTGGTTGCTGCCACCGAGTTGCGCCGGAAACTTACTCCGACCATTTACCAGATTCGAGAACAAAAGAAGAAATAGTCGTGAGTATCGATCGCGAAGCACTCCGGAAGGAGATCGAGGTTCGGAAGCGCTTGGCCGAATACAAACGCACGCACAAGATGGAGTTTTGGCAGCCGTATCCAAAACAACTCCAGTTTCTCGAACTAGGTAAGACCAAGCTCGAACGATACTTCATGGCGGCCAACCGTGTCGGCAAGACTGAGACCGGCGCGTTCGAAGTCGCAGCCCATATGACAGGATCTTATCCAGAATGGTGGCCAGGAAAGAAGTTCGATCATCCAACCCGCGGCTGGGTAGTGGGGGAAAGCAGCCAGGCGGTCAGGGACATTCAACAGGCGAAGCTCTGCGGCCCACCATACGTCGATGCGGATTTCGGTACGGGGATGATCCCGAAGGAATTATTTGTACAGAAGCCGAGTGCCGGGCATGGCGTGACCGGAATCTTCGACACGATCCAGGTCTACCATTCGACGAATGGTGTCCGGGATGGTGTTTCAACAGCTACTTTCAAATCGTACGAGCAGGGCCGGTCGAAGTTCCAAGGGGAGAAACTTGACTGGGGCTGGTCGGACGAAGAGCCCGATATGGATCCTCAGAAAGGCTTCGAGCTTTACATTGAGTTCCTGACCCGCATGGCCGGCGGCGGCATCCTGTTCATGACCGCTACGCCGCTGATCGGCGATACGCCGATCGTACAGCGGTTCATGAAAGAGGCTTCCCAGGATCGTGCTTTCATCACGATGATCCTGGACGAGGCCGAGCACTGGACTGAGGAAGAGAAACGGGCTATCCGTGACAAGTGTCCTTCGTGGCAGAAGGACGCCCGCCTCATGGGTATGCCGCTACTAGGACAGGGAAGAGTATGGCCGTACGACCAAGATATGATCAAGGAGCAGCCGATCGACTACATCCCCGAGCACTGGACGAAGCTGTGGGGGATCGACTTCGGGATCGGCCATCCGTTTGCGGCTGTGCTGATCCTATGGGACAAGGACAACGATGTGATACATGTCCATGCATGTTATCGACAAGCGGACGTACAGCCAATACATCATGCCGCGGCAATCAGGAATATGGGGGCATCCGTCCCTGTTGCTTGGCCGCAGGACGGAACTGCCAGAGAAGCCTCGGGAAAGCCCCTCGCGAGTCTCTACAGGGAAAAGCCGTGCGACCTATTGATGTGTCCGACGCACGCGACCTTCGAGGATGGGAGCATTTCGACGGAAGCGGGAGTTCTCGAAATCGATCAGCGGATGACTACGGGCCGGTTTAAGGTTGCTGCCCACCTGGCCGACTGGTTCGAAGAATTCCGCATGTACCATCGCAAGGACGGCCAGATCGTTAAGCAGCGGGATGATCTACTCTCGGCTACTCGGGTGGCTGTGATGGCCAAGCGCTTTGCCCGTGCGGTACCTTTGGGTAACTTCAAGCAGCGTAAGCGGACAACCTACTATGACGAGCGCAATGTGAACTGGGATCCCTGGACACCCGGCGAATAGTCTGCTATAGGGAAAGCTTACTCCTAGCTAGGAGGCTATCATGTGGATCGTTGTCATTCTTTCAGGTCTTCTCGTCTCGTCTCAAGGTATCGACGCGGGCTATTCTGAGATGAACGATATGAAGCCGAAGTTTGCCACGAAGGCTGAGTGTGAAAAAGCTCGTCCTCATATCGAGGATGCGGTGATTGGGAACATGAGAGAGCATTTCGGCGCCGATAAGGTTATCGCTGTCGGAGTCTGTTGGGATAGTTCGACTGCGGGAGATCCGGCCTGATGGTTGACGTTCATGCCCTAGTCGCTCGGAATGCCGAGCGATGGGCCAACATGCATCTCAAAGCGGATCGCATCGCGACCTTTGACAAGATCGCGATGACGCTCTGTCTTCTGGAGAATAAGCAGCGCTTTCAGGCTGTGACCAAGCGGTTGGTTTTTCCGGCTGGACTACAGCCGGTGCCCTGGTGGTTCATCGCTATCGTGGCAGTTAGGGAGTATGGCGGGCCGCCACGGTGGGATTGCCAATTAGGTCAAGGCGATCCTTTGAACTCGGTCTCTCGCCACGATCCTATAGGCCGAGGCCCTTTCCTCAGTCATATGGGAGATACAATTGATAACAACGCTTGGCTCCGGGCTGCGCTCGACGCACTGATTGACTGCGCTCCTCACGCGGCCAAGTGGACTGACTGGTCGATCGGGGGAGTCCTCACGCTATGGGAGGAGTACAATGGCCTCGGCTACGCCTCCCGAGGAGTGCCATCCGCTTACGTATGGTCTGGTACTAGCGAGTATGTGTCTGGCAAGTTTGTTGCCGATCATGTGTATCGTGCTTCTGCGGTAGACGTTCAGGAAGGCTGCGCGGCTATCTTGGCTTCGATGATGAAGATCGACAAGTCGATCGTGTTCGGCAAGCAGCCGCCTACTAATGTGCCGCATCCGGATCAAGGGAAACTGCCGCAAGTTCCTCCTGCTGCACCGGTACAAGTCAATCCCGCTCCGCCGCAAATCGGCTCGCTCTGGAGTTTCATCAAATGGGTTTTTTCGATCTGGGGCTAGGTCCGATCGCGGACGTGATGAAGGACTTGATCCAACTGTTCCCGACTGCGGAGCAGAGGGCGGCTGCGGCCAGCAAGATCCAGGACGCCCAGGCGGCAATCTCGGCCCAGCAGGCTGCGATCGACACTGCGGAGGCGGCCAACACGTCTCTGTTCGTCTCAGGATGGCGGCCGTTCATCGGCTGGGTCTGTGGCTTTGGGTTTGTTTATTCCATCGTCGGCCCGGTCTTCCATTTGCCGGCCGTGGATACGAGCAACATTGTTTCGATACTGGCCGGTATGCTCGGGCTCGGCACTATGCGCACCGTCGAGAAGCTCAATAACCTACCGCCCACGATCAGGAAGAAGTAACGGCCATGCCCCTGATGAACCAGAAAAACGCTGGAGTAGGATCAGCAGCGCTTGACCTTGGCCTAGGAGATGCGCTAAAGGTCCAGGTTGATGATCAGGTAGCCGATCAGAAGGCCAAGCAGAAGAAACAGAAGCCGCTATCTGAGCAGTTTGGAAATGTCGCCCAGGACTTGATGGGGCCTATGGGGATGGGACTTGGAGTTTAAGACTTCCCCTAAAGAACGGGCACGGTCTCTAGCATATTACCGTGCTAACCGTGAGCGTATTCGGATTAGGAGGAAGACTCATCCGCTACCTGGCCCATCAGCAGCGGTAAGACGAAAGAGCTTGTTGAAAAACAAGTATGGCTTGACGCCTGAAGCTGTAAAAGCTATTCTGGAGACACAATGTTTCTGCTGTGCGATTTGTCATACTACCGATCCTGGAAGATCAGGTTGGAGTTGGCAGGTTGATCATGATCACAATACTGGTAGAGTGCGAGGACTTTTGTGTCTATCCTGCAATACTGGCTTAGGACAATTCAAGGACAGCAAGGTTCGGCTTGCTTCTGCTATCTCCTATTTGGAGAGGGGAGGCAATAATGGCTGATGTTTCAACTGGATCCTTGGACGGGGGGCGATATCAACCAAGGCGCCAAAGTAGTTACGAGATGGATATATTTGCCGAAACTATGATGGAGTTTCGGGAAATGCAGACCTACCGCAACGTTCATGCGGGTCAATGGGAAGAGACTGCCGAGCTTATCGCGCCGAACTATCGCAACACATTCTTCTATGGCAATCGGGATTGGCCTGGCCAGAAGAAGACTTTCCGTCAGATCGACGCTACCGGGATGATGGCCAACGCCAAGTTCGCGGCCATTTGTGACAGCTTACTGACTCCTCGTAATATGTTCTGGCATGGCTTGGAGGCCGAGCATGACTACCTCAAGAAAGACAAAGATACCCGTCTCTGGTTTGACGATGCCAAGAACGCTCTATTCCGCGCCCGCTATGCCGCTACGGCAAACTTTGCCGGACAGAACTACCAGAGTTATCAATTGCTCGGGGCCTTTGGTAATGGCCCTCTATTCGTTGACACTCTTTTCTCACTTACTGGACAACACGGACTTCGCTATCGCTGCCTGCCAGTCGGAGAAGTCTACCTTCGAGACAATCATCAAGGTCAAATCAACGGGTTTATCCGCTGGTACCGGCTGACGGCGAGTCAGATCCATGAGAAGTGGCCAGATAGTTTCCCGGAGATCTTGCGGCCGGCTTTGGAGCGCCAGCTACAGACACCGTTCGATCTTCTGCATCGCGTGTGCCCGCGATCGGACTATGACCAGGATCGGCTCGACTACAAGGGCAAGCCCTATGCATCTTACAACATCTGCATCGCGGGCGAGTGCCTTCTGTCGGAAGGTGGTTACAATACTTTCCCTCTACCGATCTCCCGATACTGCCAGGCTCCGGGCGAGGTGTATGGTAGAGGGCCGGCCCAGGATGTTCTCCCAGCCCTCAAGACACTCAACGCACAGAAGTCTACCTTTCTCAAGCAGGGGCATCGAGCGGCCGACCCTGTCCTACTTACGGCGGACAACGGCATCCTTGATCTCAACCAGAGACCAGGAGCCACGAACATTGGCGGTATGTCACAAGACGGAAAACGCCTTGTGGATATTCTGCCTACCGGCAATATCCAGATCTCGAAGGAGATGATGGCGGAAGAGAAGCTTCTGATCAATGACAGCTTCCTTGTCACCCTCTTCCAGATCCTCACCGAGACGCCACAGATGACGGCGACTGAAGTCATTGAAAGGACCAATGAGAAAGGGATTTTGCTTGCTCCAACTGTGGGGAGACAACAGTCGGAGTATTTGGGGCCGCTTATTGATCGTGAACTCGATATCCTTGCCCAACTGCGAATGCTCCCACCCATGCCGCCCTTGCTTAAAGAAGCTAAGGGCGCGTATCACGCGGTCTATACGGCGCCGATTTCGCGGGCTATGAAAGCCCAGGAGGCGGCTGGTTTCATCCGGACGGTTGAGAGCGTCAAGGAACTGGTCAATATCACGGGCGACCCGAGCCTGCTAGACCCGTTCAACTTCGATGTGGCTATCCCGGCGATTGCGGAGATCCAGGCCGTTCCGGAGAGTTGGATGGCGACTGACAGCGAGATCAAGGTCAAGCGCGGCAACCGGGCCAAGACGCAAGCCCAGCAGGCGCAGATCCAGGCGCTACCGGCTCAGGCAGCCATGCTCAAGGCTCAGGCAGTCGTCCAGAAGAATCAGCCCGGGGTTGCTCCGGGACAAGCCTTCGGCGGCCCGCAAGCTCCTGGTGGACAGTGAGCGCTGGGCATATGTCGGCTGGAGATATCGACAATGTGGAGTTCTCAGACGAGCGCTGGGCAGAGTTTCGGGCGCACAACCCGCGCCTCCTCATGCTTCTGGCCATGCCGTTCAACATCAACACCCAGTATGACATTCCCTTCCTGGGTGGGATCTCTGGAGACGCCACTACTGTTTATCTTGACCGCTTCTATCCTCGGAATTATAACGGGATGGACACCGGACAATTTATTGCAGTGCATGAGACTACGGAATGGTATTGCATGGTTCATCTGGGCATGCCTTATCTTAAAGGTCACCGCTGGGCTAACACGGCTGAAGACCATGCGGTCTTCATGGCCGGCCGAGACCCGGTAGCCTACAACAAGTATGTGGACCAATACGTGAGTTCGATCGAAGGTGATCCGATCATCATATGCCCGAAAGATTTATTTATGGGTCCGTACACTGACGACAAGGTAACGTACGACGCAATCAAAAGGGTCATGGTCTAATGTCATACGCAGGAGATCAGCTTGGAAAACTCCGAGACCGCACCCTTGTGTTCCTCAAGGATCGAAGTACCGCTTACCGCCTGGCATTCGGCAGTCCGGCGGGGCAGTTGGTTCTGGATGACCTTGCTCAGTTCTGCCACGCCAACAAGTCAGTTTGGAACGCTGATCAACGCCTTACCGATGTCGCGATTGGGCATCATGAGGTCTTTCTCAGGATCCTCCAACACCTGAACCTGAACCCAGAGCAACTCCTGACCATGTACAACGGCCAGCACATCCAGGAAGCCCTGGCCAAACTCAAGGAAGAAGAAGAGACTGATGATGTCCCACAACACTAAAGGAGAACGAGACGATGCCTGAAGCTGTTACTGGTGGTAACACCGGAGGCGATGCTGCTGCGGCTGCTGCCGCTGCTGCCGCTGCTGCGGCGAGTGCCGCGAAGCCTTGGTACAATGGTAAGATTACCGAGGCAGACGATATAGCTTGGTTGACCAACCGCGGTATGGACAAGGGCGCCCTAGAGGATATCGCCTTCAAGGCTGTGAAAGGCCACCGCGAGTTGGAGAAGCGGATTGGCGTTCCCGCAGAGGAACTGATCCGGATACCAAAAACTCCGAACGCTCCTGAGTGGAAGGACGTGTACACCAAGCTCGGGGCGCCTGCCGACCCGACCGCCTACAAGTTCGACGGCATTAAAGTCGGCGATACCGACCTTACGCCAGCCCTCCAGGACTTCTTCCGGAAGACGGCTGCCGATCTCCACCTGACTGTGGACGGCGCCAAGCAGCTTGCCCAGGCCGTCGTGGCGCAGTCGATTGCTGACGGGGAGGCCACGAAGGCAACCCAGACTGCCAACCTTGCCAACGAGAAGGCAGCCCTGGCCAAGAACTGGGGTGCCAACGATGCGGTCAATCGTGTCGTGGCCCAGAATGCCGCCAAGGCGCTTGGCGTGGATGCCGAGGTTCTCAATGCACTTGAGGGCTCGATCGGCTACGCCAAGACTATGGAGATGTTCCGCCAGATCGGAGAGAAGATTGGCGAGGATAAGTTCGTCCGAGGTTCGACTCGGATTGGTGATAGCAGCATCATGACGGTGGATCAGGCAGCCGAGAAGAAGACGGCTCTGATGCAAGATCAGGCATGGGTCAACCGCTATCTAGCCGGCGGCAATGAGGAGGTAGCGCAGATGAAGGCGCTCAATACTATCCTCGTTAGTGCGGGGAGGTAGTCATGGCGTACAAGAACCAACTCCACCAGAAGATCCATGAGGCGATGGAGGAGTCGCTGGACGTGCTCGCCTTGGACGAGCCAGACATGAACCTCCAGGACGTTCACACAGTCTTGGCCAATTGGTTTCCGGTGATCAACGCCCATCACGACCGGAACAGGACCAAGTGGACTGAGAGGATGAAATGACTCTTGCACCAGGGCATCGTACCGCGGATCCTCCTGTCCTTACCCCAGACAATGGTCTAAGGTCCTCTATCCTTGAGGTAGACGACCCCCGCTTCCCCAAGATGGATGTAGAGTTCGAGGGTAAGGTAGTGGGGCGGGCGATCTTCTTTATCCGCCCTCATCCGTACCAGACCAAGCCGGTGCTGGAGCTACTGGAGTTGTTTGTTGATCCGGAGCATCGACGTAAGGGGATTGCGCGGTCTCTTGTCAAGCAGATCGTTTCTTTCGCGGCGAAAGAAAATTGCTTGGCTGTGCATCTGGTGACCGGCCAATCCAACTTGGCCGCAGGACTTTATCGATCTGAAGGTTTTGAACGAAAGGAAGATGCGCGCAACTATATTTGCCTACTTGACAAGAAAATTACAAAGGAGTAGGTTGCGCAAGATTGTTGCTCGGCCCCCAACTCCTGGATACGGCCACGGCTCTATCCAGGAGTTTTTCGATGGCCGGTTCTGCTGACCAGGGATTGATCCCTCTCTTTACCGCCCAGTACTCCACGAATCTCCAACTGCTCTTGCAGCAGAAGGGGTCGATGTTGCGTGAGTATTGCGACACTGGCTATCACGTCGGCAAGATGGCGAGCCCGGTCAATCAGATCGCGCCCATCCAGGCCAAGTCTCCTGCCGGCCGTTTTGCGCCTAAGGTGCGGACTGACAGTCAGTTCGTCCGGCGCTGGGTCTTCCCGATCGAAAAAGAAATCGATCAGATGATCGATAGTTTTGACGAGCTTCAGACCATTGTGGATCCGAAGTCTGGCTACACGACCAACGCGGCGTTCGCGATCGGCCGCGCGTATGACGACGAAATTCTCTCGTCCATGACGAGGACTGCGTTCACCGGCGTGGACGCGGGCGGTCTCGTGCAAGAGACCTTTTCTACGGCCAACTTCCAGGTGGCTGTGAACTTCAACGCAGGTTCCAACGTCGGTCTGACAATTGACAAGCTCATTGAGACCAAGCGTATCCTGCGCCACTTCCACAACGATCTCGACACCGAGACTCTTACGATCGCTATCGGGTCGCAGCAGGAGGCTGATCTTCTGCGTCAGGTTCAGGTCGTGTCTACCGAGTTCAACGATCGCCCTGTTCTGGTTGACGGACGTGTCGTCAAGTTTCTCGGGTTCAACATCAAGGTGTTGGAGCGCGTGCCTGAAAGCACTGTCGGCTCTGTTCGCGGCTGTCTCGCGTGGGTCAAGTCCGGCATCTACCTCGGCATCTGGCAGGACATGATGAACCGGGTTTCGATCGCCAACTGGCTGTCGAGCGAGCCGTGGGATCTCTACACGAAGGCCATGTTCGGGGCGACCCGTACCCAGCCTGGAAAGGTCATTCAGGTGCTCTGCGCCGATACCACGGGGGCTGATATCACCCCGTAAGGGTTAGGCCCATGTGGCGTCTACTGGAACGGTTCGAACTACCCTAAAGGGTGTCAAGCAGACACTCAAGGGGACGGTTCGAAAGGCGATAAAAGGATCGGTTCGGACTAGCCTCAAGGGGGCAAAGCAAACCCTCCAGGGCGCAGTCAAGGTCAAAGGTACGATACGGTCCAGCTTAAAGGGCGTATCGCAGCGGCTCTCGGGCCAACGGAAATACCAGGGTCCGGTACGGACCAGTCTGAAGCAGGTTGCTTCGCAGGCAAACGGCTTTGTAAAAGGGAAGAGTTCCATGACTGTCGTTACGAACGCCCTTTCTGCCAACATTACGCTGTTGGATCAGAACCCTGCAAGCATCCCGTCAACTGGGTTTCTTGGTCTGGGTACTCTGACGGCGGGTGAAGGTATCGCCGGCAACGATCAAGTTCTTACCGATGCTTTGCCGGCTTCTGTCGCCTTCCAGAGCGCTGCCGCCAACTACGGCCGTCTGCTCCGGATCCCGGCCAACGCTCGTCTCCAGCATCTCTTTATCGGCACAGATATCGTGCTTGACAGCGCCAATCCGCAAACTCTGGCGTTCGATATCTCGGTCGGCTTCAGTGACAGCCTTGGCGACGGCACGCCGTACTACCTCCAGGGCCTCGTATCTGACACGACCAAGACTGGTGTGTCGGTTGCGGCCAATGCTGCTTCGCGCAACAAGGCTTTCGGCCTCATGACCCTCTCGGGTAACGGTGGCACGACCAATCCGGTTCCTCCGATCGACGTGACCCTGGCCGCTCCGGGCACTCCCTATTCGCTGGCGCCCGCGGTGACGGGCGTGGCGCTCGCGGCTGGCAGTTCCGCGATCCCGCTGATCACGCTGTGGCAGACGCCTCTGGCGCGTATCTTTGGCTACACCAGCAAGCAGGGCTACGTGATCGACAACCCCGGCTGGTGCGACATTATCATCAACGTGACGGTGGCTTCGACTACCGCCGTCGCTGGCAACATCATCGGCCGTGCGGAGTACATTTTCTAATGGCCAATACTGCGCTCAGTCTCGGCGTGAAGAATGGCGAGGGTACTGACACCGTTGGCAATCTCAACAAGGTGACGGTAGGCACCAACGCGCCTACTTCAACGGTCGATATCGAGTTGCGGGTAGCGGCCACGGACCAGAACGGTAACACGATCACGAGGGTTGAGATCAAGAAGGCCCTGTTGGCTTTCGAGCGAGCGATCCAGAGTATGTCGATCTACACCACGGACTTGGCCCAATGAACGATTTCGTCAACAAGGTGGAAGCCGAAGTCAAGGCTATCGAGGCCAAGGTAGTCGCGGAAGTTAAGGCTGTCGAAACCGAGGCCGAAGCCGCGTGGGCTTGGCTGATGAAGAACGCTGCTGCGGTCAAGGCCAAGCTGGAGATGATGCTATGAGTTCCTCAGTCCTCTTTCCCACTCCGATCATCCTGGTCGGCTCGGTCCTGAACCCGTATGCCGTCAAGTTTGCTGACAACCAGCAAGGTGGTGTCCAGGCGATTTATGACCAGGCCGGCTGCCCGATGGTATCGCCCCGATCAGGCGTGTATGGCGTCTCCAGTCAGCGCAATGCCGGCTTCTCGGCTACCGCCGCAGCCGTCACTATCCCGGTGAATGCGGCCTCCCTGGCTTCGGTGTTTGCACTCTACAACCCGCCCGGCTCCGGTGTGTGGGCCGAACTGGTGACGCTCAATATCACCACGGTCTTGGCCACTACGGTCGTCAACGGTTACGGCATCTACTACTCGACGGTTGCGAAGTCGGCCCTGGCTACCTTCACGACTGCCGGTACTGTCATCAGCAACTTGGTGGGCTCGCCGCAAGGCAAGGTTCAGTTCTGGACTTCGGCCGCTCACTCGGGCACTCCGACGCTCCAGGCGCTTTGTTACGCGCACGGCGCCGTCACCCAAGCCAACCAGGTGGAAGGTGTGCCTTATAGGTTCGACGGGACGGTGCTCATTCCGCCCGGAGTTCTGGCCTCGGTCGCGGCTACCACCGCGGCTTCCACGGCCTCTGGCCTCACTGTGAGCGCCAGTTGGATTGAGTACAACCAGTAAGCGGAGAAGGCTATGTCTCAGTATTCAAACACGATGACGCTGACCGGGACAGTCTTCAACCCGTATGCGATCAAGTACACTGACGGTTCTCTGAATGGCGTCAATGCGACTTACGGTCAGGGTGGCGAGCAAATCGTCTCCATGACGCGCGGGAAGTATGCGACGGCCAACATCCGGGGTGCAGTGTTTACTGCCAATGTGGCGGCCGTTACGCTTCCGCTATTCTCGACCGCTGGCCAGCTTTTCGCGTTGGTCAATCCGGTCGGCTCGGGCGTGAATGTTGAACTGATCCGGTCGGACTTCCTGTATGTGGTTGCCACGACCGTTGTGAACGGCCTCGGCCTCTACTTTGCCACGACCTCTCAGACGGCTCTGTGGTCCTCGCTTACTGCGGGTACGGTCCAGAATGGCCAGCTTGCGGGCCCGAGTGGCAAGGCGATCTTCTACACTGCGGCGACCAAGTCCGGCACCAATACCCTCCAGGCGATCATCGGCGGGTGGGGTGCGGTCACCAACGGCGGCCTTGGCCTGAACCGTTACGACTTTGACGGCAC